GATAGGAATGTGGGACTCGTCACAATTCTCAACGTAATAGCGACCGTCGCTGTCACCAAGGTTACCAACATAATACAAAGTAAAATCTTCAGGATATTTTTTAATAAGCATTTTATCATCGTTAACTATACCCTCAAAAGCTCGCAAAGCAAGCATATCATTATGGTAAACCTGCGGAGGGCTGAACTGTTCAGCCTTGGAATCATAAATGGAATAAAGTCTCAGCGGAACCATCTCCTTTCCTAAGTGCAACTAAATACCTACGAATCATAAGATATAACGTAGCTGATATAACATAATAGTCATTATCAAGGCGAATAACTTTAGAATCATCAGGTTTAAGACGGTAAGCGGCATATTTACTTCCACGAAAAGAATAACGAAAAGGAATATTACGCTTACAACAGAAATTACTAACAGCTCTAAACTCACTAATAAGCATCACCTCATTTCCGACTTAATGATAACACAGTCACAATACCTTGTCAAGTTTTCTTCCAAGAAAATGCTTATACTTACCTTCCTGAACACGACAACGATCAATCAATCGATCGAAAGTATTGTTCTCCAAGTTATGCAGCATCCTCTCAATACGGTTATTGCGAATAAACTCCATCCAGTGAGGATGCGTTTCATCGAATTTCTTATCGTAATAACGAGGAGGACGCATCTTTCTACCATTGATAACAATATAATCGTTAGCATAACACTCTTCACCATGCTCTTCAAGCCATTTTCCGCCTATGCCAGGACGATTGGATGCAAGCATAAACTCGGGAGTACGGCCTTTATAGTGAGCAGGAGCATCTTTGCCAGTCTGTTTTTTGACTATATAGCGAGCGACGTAGGCAGCAGAATCAAAACTAAACTCACCAATAAGATGCATACCATATTTCCATATCTTGGCAAAGCGAGCAGAAGTATAAGTGTTATAACCGTCTGTACGGAACCGAAAAATTTTGTCATCAAAATCAATATTAAACAATATGTAATGATAATGGGGACGACCATGAAGCTCACCATATTCACCGCAGCCGAGAAAACGAATACCGCTGCCATACTCACGACGAAGATTCTTCATGAAAGTCTGATGAAATTTCTTACTTAAACTTTTATCACGTGGCAAATGATAATCGTCAAAAGTGCAAGTAACGAAATAAGCAGAAGACGAAGAACGGGCTTCGTGAACAGCACGGACAGCCCATTGTCTACTATTTTCGAGACGACAACCAATACATTGTTTACAAGAACAACGAATGAAACGGCTATCGGAAGCAAGCTCGGGATGAGAGGCAAGGCTACAGTAAAAACTATAATGCTGTTTTCCATGTTTCGTAACCGCTCCTCCAACTGGATACATAAGAATAGGATTGTAACAAACCATATTAATCACCTGTACCGATTGTATCAGGATTAAGTCAGAATGTCAAATCCTAAATCCACCTCGTCCTACTCTTTTAAAATTTCTGCGACGAGATCTGGAGGTACGCCGGAAAAGACGACGAGAACCTCGTTTAGATAAGCGACGTCGTCTCATTTAGCATCCCTCCAAGAACCGAAAAAACGGCTAGTTTTTTTAGAATCATTCTTATTAGCAACTGGCTCAACAAGTTGCGCAACATCAGATTGAAAGTCCGAAGCAACCTTTTTAGCAGTAACAGTATTCGAAGAAGCTTTACCTTTCAGAGCTTCAATTAGATCCACAACTTCCTGAATAAAGGGAACAACAACGGTAACGATAAAAGTAAGAATCATAGTAGTTTTATTAGACATATAACTATCTCCTTCCAAAATAGCGACCTCCAAGGAAGCCTATAACATTTTTGACAGTAGAGCCAACACCACTAGCGACAGATCTAGGAGCACCTGTAAGACTTTCGATATTCTTATAGAAATCACGTTCCATACCTGCCATTTCAGTTTGAATATTATCAAAAGCAGCGGCAGAATTAGCACGATTAGCAGAAGCAATATTATTCAAAACTCCAGAGCTAAGGTAAGAACCCTGAAGCCGAAGGTTTTCAAGCTCCAGATTCATCTTCTCAAGCTCGTAACCAAGACGTTTTTCATAAGTCTGCTCACGAAGATTCAGATCGTTTGCAAGAATACCGTTCTGGAGAACTGTACCATGGGTACTCTGACGCACAGAATCGGCTTCTGCGACGTTTTTATCAATTTGAGATATTGCAAGATGCTCGGCATTCTTAGCCTGCCTTTCAGCAGCACTAGCAGCTTTAGCAGAGTTCATAGTAGAACCTATATCACTCATACCTACAGAAGCGGCTGAAGCTCCAGATATAGAACCGCCTATACCATTAGTTGCGGCAAGAATAGGATTAAGACCAGCCTTGCGCATATCTTCTACAGCCCATTGATAACGATGTTTATAATTTTCAACGTTCCACGCGTTAGCCTGTGCGGCATTAGCAGAATTATAATGATTCTGAACTGCAGATCCAAAAACAGAACCGGCAACACTGCCTAAAGTATTAGAAAGCCATGACATAAAACCAACTCCTTTTAGAAGTGATCAACAAGGCCGGGCGTACCAAACATAGGCATAGGACGCACAGTAGTATAACGGAAACCTATGTCAAGCAAGAACTCAGGCTCACTGGGAACAGCGACAATGCGCTCAATAGGCGGATTTTCAACAATAAACTCTTCGTTGAGAGTCGGAGCATTTTTAAAGAACTGGGACAAATGCCACTTATCCAAAGAACCATTAACCACAGAGCTACGGAATTTGCCTGTAATCTGCGAAGGTTTATAGCGATATTCGGCATAGCGTTCCTGATAGCCAAAAACAGTAGTATCAGCTTCAGTACCCTGAGCATAGATCTCACGAAGTTCAATAGCCTGTTCGCCAAGATGCGCAAATGTAGGCCAGTAGAAATCATAAACAGTAGAACGAAGCCACATTTTGTTAATACCTTGCTGGTAAGTAAGATCGGCACGAGCACATACAAGACCAAGAATATAGCCATGCTCAACGAAAGATTTAGTAAAACCATGAAACTTAGCGGCAGTAACACCATAAGCAGAGAGATTGCCTTGAGGAGAGGTAGTGTCAGTTGCGGAAGTCTGCGCTATTGGATTGACGTTAACCATTTTAGTGAAAGAGCCGAGAAATTCCGGACGCTGAAGACGGGCGTCAGGAGAAACTACGCCAAAGAAAGAGCGAAGCACTTCTGTATACCGGCTACCACCACGGGCAAGGCGTTCATAGAACTTCTGCATCTGGAAGGCAGTACGCAAACTATTGATCGTAAACATACTTGAAGTGTCCAAATCAACATAAGAATCATTACCAAGGTAAGTAGAAGCGGATTGAGCAGACAAAGTTATCGGATCATTGTAATTACCAGCAAAACCACCTACGCTACTATAATCAGTTGAACCTGGACGGCCAAACGAAATAGATCCATCACCTTTTGTTGCTCTACGGCCGCCTGAACCAGAGGCGTCACCGCCATAAGCAGAAACAGCACAAAGCTGATTAGAAGTGCTGTGGAGCAGATAACCAGACGCAGGCGAAGGATCAACTATAGAAGCAGTGCCAGCAAGTCCTATAGATACGCCAGGGCCCTTCTGAGTCCAGGGAAGAGCTGAAGTAAAATAGTCATGACGCTTACCACGAGGAGCAAGGGCAAAACCATTGATATACTGTCCGGAAGAAAGAATCCAGCTAGGCTGTTCAGATAAACGATCATGTTTAAATACAGCATTGACATCGGACTTATCAATCTTAACGGCCTTCTGCAAATTCTCATCTCTAAACCATTCGTTATAAATCAAATAATACATACGGAACGGAAGAGCGTTGACACTCAGAGTATTAGTAAGACCTGTAGGAAGGCCAAAATAGTCCCAAAGAGTACCTATACCATTTTCGCCAGCAGTACCACCTGAAAGCTTACAGGTAGGAACTACATAGTCCGTAGAATCGTCAGGGTCTTCCTGCTCAAAGCAGAAGTTCTGCCAATGTTCCCAAACGAGGCGGTTTGGTACAAAAAAGAAAAACCAGTCCAGATAAATATTATCCATGATAGGCTTAATAGGAGTAGCCAAACGAGCGAAGTAATTAACAGACATACGAGTAGTATCGCCAGGCAAGATCTCGTCAACAAATACAGGTATAAGCTTGCCTGAGTTAAAAGTTGTCTTATAAACATGCGATCGGTCGAATTTAGTCCTTTTCATGTACATTGCAGGAGCATCGCTAAAGCGATGTCCTCGAACTCTTATTTTTTTTCGAGCCAAAATTTCACCTTCTTCGAAGTGTAAACCTAATAATTAACCTAAAGCAAATTATTATTAGGTTTTAGATTATTTTTGCGTCACCTACGCCAGTTACATCAAGTAAGTAACTGGCTCGGTGACGCCTATTTTTGTGTTTCTTCATTATTTTGTTCTAAAGTGTTACTTTTTTCTTGTGTTTGTTTACTACTTACAGACTGTTGTGGTTCATTAAAGGTATATTCGCTACCATACAGACCTTGTTGTTGGAGATATTCGAGTGTTTCAGGATTGTTCAATTGGTCGATGAAATTCATAGGATCGTGACCGAATTTAGCTCGAACGTAAGCGGGTAAACTGTAGAATTCTTCACGAACTCCAGACACAAGCTCAAGAGCTGTACTGTAGTCACCGGGAAGCGTTGCATCTCCGAACTGCAGATAAGCGTATTGCGAACTATCGCCGAGGTCAAGAGTCATGATACCTTTCTGACCGTCTGCATACTTATTTACGATGTAATTGATATCAGTTTCATCCTTTTCATCCTGAACGGTAAGAGAGGGCATGGTAAACTCAATACCGCAATGATCATGTTCTTCTACGGGATCATAAGCTGTCTTAAATTTCATAGTTTCACCTCCTTTCGCAGGCGCCTAGACGCGGCGGGCGTGGCGTATAAAAAAAGGGCGATCTCTGTGAGATCGTCCTTTTTCTGATACGCTCTTTATTAGATTATCATTTAGTAGAGTCATTGTCAACAGTCTGCACATATTCTATGGCGCGACCAACGATGATAGGAATGTGGGACTCGTCACAATTCTCAACGTAATAGCGACCGTCGCTGTCATCGAGATTGCCAATATAATAAAGAGAAAAATCTTCAGGATACTTTTTAATAAGCATTTTATCATCGTTAACTATACCTTCAAAAGCTCGCAGAGCAAGCATATCATTGTGGTAAACCTGTGGAGGGCTGAACTGTTCAGCCTTAGAATCATAAATGGAATAAAGTCTCAGCAGAACCATCTCCTTTTCTAAACGCAATTAGATACCTACGAATCATAAGATAAATCGTAGATGATACAACAAAATAATCCTCATCAAGACGAATAACCTTAAAACCATCAGGCTTCAGACGGTAAGCGGCATATTTACTACCACGAAAGAGAAAGTTAAAAGAAATATCACGCTCACGAAGAAAATTTTTAACAGCTTCAAATTCACTAATAAACATCACCTCATTTCTGACTTAATGATAACACAGTCACAATACCTTGTCAAGTTTTCTGCCAAGAAAATGTTTATACTTACCTTCCTGAACACGGCACCGATCAACCAAACGCTCAAAAGTGTTGTTCTCCAAATTATGAAGCATCTTCTCAATACGGTTATTACGAATATATTCCATCCAGTGAGGATGCGTTTCGTCAAATTTTTTATCGTAATAACGAGGAGGACGCATCTTTTTGCCGTTGATAACAACATAATCATTGGCATAGCATTCTTCACCATGATCATCGAGCCATTTAGCACCTATGCCGGGACGATTAGAAGCAACCATGAATTCAGGAATGCGACCTTTATAGTGAGAAGGAGCATCTTTACCTGTCTGCTTTTTAACTATATAGCGAGCGACATAGGCAGCAGAATCAAAGCTAAACTCACCAATAAGATGCATACCGTATTTCCATACTTTGGCAAAACGAGAAGAAGTATAAGTATTATAACCGTCTGTACGGAAGCGAAAAATTTTGTCATCAAAATCAATATTAAACAAAATATAATGACTGTCTCTTATACACATCTCCGAGCCCACGAGACTAAGGCGAA